GATGGCTGCAGGTATCCCTACACCTGTCGATGTTAAGGCGGCCATAATGGCGGGAAGTGCTATGGTTCCAAGAGCGGCGCCTATACCTGCGCCTGCAGACTCTGCAGTCCCTGCTCCCGATGACTTTTTAGCCATAAAGGTAAGTATGGCTTGCAGAGGAGCGAACCCTCTAGCTAATAGTTTAGTACCTAATAACTGCTGTTCCCTTCCGAAAGCCATTGCATTAGATTTGAACAATCTACCATGTGCAACTGCGGTCGCACCTGCCAATGCTCGAGGAAAAAGACTGAATTTATTACCAAGTTTAGATAATGCTCCTCCACGAATAAGGGAGCCTGCGCCACCCATTCCAATAATCCCTAATAATGTTTTCATTGCGGCTGCCGTTGCGCCTACTGCGGTCGCTATTACCGCAATTAATGGTATTACAGGTCCAAATCGAGCTATAACATTTGCAATCGACACGGTTGCTCCTAAAGCCAGTTCCTGAACTCTAAAAATCGCATTTTGCCATGCCTGCTCAAAAGAAAATCTCCCTATATTAGCTACTTGCTCTTCTAAACTCGTCTGCGTTAGCGTACCCATTCTATCAGATAACATTTGAGCAAGAACTAAATCTTTTCTAGCTAAAACATTCCTTTGTTCTAAAGCCGCCAAAGCAAATTGTGACCCTGCTCCAGCTGTGGGCGCCATGGCTTGAGCTGCGGCTAATGCTTGCATGGTTGCTTGTGCTACCTGAGCTCCCGTCATTCCCGGGGTAAAGGTTACACCAAGCCGTGCTGCTTTTAGAAAGGCTTCAGGTCCAGATGTTATGCTTGTAATGAAATCCGTAACCATAGCCTGAGCCTCGGTTGTAGACCCACCCAACATAATAGCTGCTTGTTGAACGGATTGAGCCATTCCAGGACCTAGTTCGGCAGTCGTGTTTATTAACGACTCTTTCATCGTATTAATAGCACCTATAAGACCATCTATAGAAGAGCCGAATTTTAACGCTGTATTAATTAAGGTTTTTCCTAACGTAATGGACTGCTCTTCGGAGAATCCCAAAGCCTGTGTATTGAATCGGACACCTTGCAACAGACCTTTTGTATTAATACCTAGTACTTTGGTTTGTCCTGCGAGTAGTTTAGTCTCATTTCCAAAACGACCCATACCTTCACTTACCATCTCTTCTATGGCTTGGACCGCTTGATTCATATTAACGTTAGCTCCTCGGAAAACCTTTAAAGTATTGTTGTAATTAGTAAAGGTTAGGTCACCAGTCCTCGCTAAAGCTCTGGAAAGACGGTCATTGTTATCCCGAACACCTTGCAACATGCCATGCAAGCTAAACATTCCTCGTATTAAACCGCCGATTCTTAAGGTGTTTTGCTGTGTTATTTTGTTCTGAAGGAGGTTAGCTTCAAGGAGCATCTTTTCTTGGCTCCTAGATTTTTTTCTAGACTCTGTCTGTCTACGTACTGCATCATCCAACCTACGGTTGTTCTCGCCAACCATAGAAGTAAGCTCCTCAACAGCTTTAGTGAGGTCGATTAGTACTTTGTCTGGGTCCTGAGCCATTATTTAATACGAGCACCTAGATTTGAAGGTCCTACTGTATGTAGGGCTCGAACGTTTCTCACATTATACGTCCTAATACAGCAGGAAGGGTCAAAATCGGTAGCTTCCTGAACGTCCTTATAAGATACACTTCCGACTGGGAGAGAGCCGAATTCTCTTATTAGAGTTTGACGTGTATTAGCGGACATATCAGGGTTATTTAAATTTATACCATTGAAATAAGTTTTACCTTCTTTAGATTTCCAACGTTTAGAGGTTAATAATACAAAAGGAGTAGGGTCTGTAGCCCCATAACGCCTGTAGCTGAAGGTGATTAAAGAACCACTTTTAACAGCATCCAACCTTCTGGTACTGCCTAAAAACACACTTTTAAAAATTTCTACCATTTTCTGCGTCAGAATTTAATCACGTCCGACTATATTATATATAAAATATAATCAATGGAAGACTCAATAATCCTTTCGGAATTTCTGGAACAAATAAACTACAGTTTATCTTTACAATTTAAAGAAAAGTGGAGACATAGATTCAGTAATCACTTTATCTCTATATTTCAAGATAAGGTTTTAAATTCTTTACAAACACAACGACCTTTAAAAATGTCTTCGTTAATTTCTGTGTATGTTAAAAAAAATAAATATAATATAGTAGAAGTTAGAGAATTCTTTAATATAATATCCATCGAGGAATATTATCCCTTAATATATGAAGACAAAAAATATATGGAAATGAAGCGAACCGCTTTCAGCAGCCTGTAGTTCAAGGAGCTCCTAACTTAGACTTATCTACTTTTTTTTTAGAGTTTTTTCTGTTTAAAAGTGCTTTATCATACTCAGCTAAGTGAGTTGTAGGGTTTTGCTTAGGACACATGTCTTTGTATCCACACCAGTCACAGAACTGGTTTACTTGAGGAAAGAACTCACTCTTTTTTTTCTTCCTAATCTCCCAAATTTTCTGTGTCAGCTTCTTCATGTACATGAGTACGTGTGGCTCAGAAAACTTAAGGTGCACCAATTTGTTTAGATGGGGGTAGTAATGTGCTAAAGTAACGGACGCAATTGGGACTTTGTATAAAACCGATACCGCATAAGCGTATAGGAGCATTTGAGGGTCTTTTATTAAATCTCTTTTTGTGGAAGGTCTTTTACTGGTCTTATAATCGATTACGAGATAGTTACCATCCTTGCTTTTTACAATACGGTCAATGATTCCGTTTACTGCGTAACCTTGTTTAAGCTCTACCGCAAACATTTGCTCAGTAGACACTTGTTCTGAAGAAGATAAAGAGTTGTTAAACTCGACAAAATTCTTTAAACACTTTTCCGTCTGTCTTTCCCGCGCCTTTTCATCAAATGTGTATTGTGGTTTGACGATTTTGGCGATTTCAATAAGTTCCTCCTCGGTGGTTGCAGACACTCCCTCTTCTAGAACCTTGTGAATAAAGGACCCAAACTGTAACGCGTCAGTATTTGTACTAACTTCGGGTAAATAGTCAATATATTTGAATTTATACTTCAATTTACACTCGTCATAGACTTTAATCTTACTAGGCGACACTTTGTTAATAAACATGTTAATTCCTCCAACTATTATTAAAGACTATTTATCCCAAAAATTTCCAGAATGTTTGGAAACTGGGCGAGAATTACGTATAAATTCCATTTTCACCGACGATTCTAAGCAAAAGCTATACATTAATTTAGATACAGGGTTATGGACCGACTTCAAATCGAATGAAAAGGGTAATTTCTTTCAACTTATTTCTCATATTGAGAACGTCCCTTACACCGCAGCGCGTTCATTTATTAAACGTAAAGCTTTTGAAGCCGGAGCCGACCTGTTTGATGTATCTACTCTCAGTTTGGAGAATAAAGCGATATCCGCTTCACGTACAATCAAAGGAGATGTTAATGAATTCCTTGAAGTTCATCCAAAAAAAGATATTGCGTCCCCTAGTTTTCTAAAACGTTTGGCTTCTAAGTTTGCGTTAGATAGAAAACTGGGTAGTTTTAAATTTTTTGTAGGGAGGAAAGGTAGGTACTATCAACGAGTTATCATTCCTTACCTAAATGAGCAGGGCGTACCCTTTTATTTTCAAGCTAGAACCCTTGTGAACCGCGACCCTAAGTACTTAAATCCTAGTAAAAATCTTTACGGTATAAAAACATCAGAGATTTTATACCCTTATGACCGCTCAATGCAAACTGTGATTGTAACAGAGGGTCCATTGGATGCCATGACGTTACGTGCAGCTGGGTTTAACGCTACATGTACACAAGGCTGTAAGATGTCTACAGTGCAGGCTAGAGAGCTTAAAAACAAAAAGGTCATCATTGCCTACGATAACGACGAAAGTGGCAGAGAGGGCTTCTGTGAGGCTAAGAAACGACTTCTGTCTCAGCGTAACCCAAGCCTTTACAGTCTGAGTCCTCCTAAAGAGTTCAAAGATTGGAATGATTTTTGGATAGCAACGGACAGAGAAACTTTTCAAGAACATGTGTCTCGTAGTATATCCAAGGCTGACTGGGAACTTGATGTTAACGAACTATTAGCTTAAACCCAGGACTTAGGATTGTTTCGTCAAGCAGGTCGTACTTCACCCGGACTTCATAAACCCCGGTCATTCCTCCCAAAGTTTCATCATTGTAAAAGGGAGTAATATTCGCAGTATCCCACAAATAACTTATTGTTCCATCGCTATTTATGTTAACTCCGTTAGACGTAAAAGGAGAATCTGGATTACCTTCAGTACCCGTAATCTGTACTCGGGAAGTAAGTACAGGAGTTTCGTTTAATTTTGTGATAGATATTGACGCATTTTGAACCAAAGCTCCCGTTTCCATTAAATTACGTAAACTAGCTTTCATAGGCTCGCTGTCAACTACCAACTCAGTTTTTATTTGTAATTTTTTCTTACTTCCAACATCGATGTACCTTTGAATAAGTTTGTTATTGGTAGTAACCGCTAAAGGTTCGGTGACCGCAAAAACATTCGCAGTTTGAAGATTAAAGGTGTTAACGTATATTTGAGCTTTAGAACCTTCCGCATCTACAACTGTCCAAATATCTAAGTACCCGCCTGTACCTGATGCATTGTTTGTGTAAGGTGGTCCATCTGCAAAGCTGGTTGCGGACGTAGACCAGTATTTCGTTCCTGTTTGTAGAATGACATGAAATTGACCTGGCGCTGTACGGAATATACCGCTAGCCGTCATAGGGAGGTTAGCATTATAAAAACTCTCAACTTCCATATTATCAATGCTAGCATCAAAACCCGAGACTTGTGTAGGATTTATTTCAGTATTCACTCCCTGGTTATGGAAAACCATATTGTTAGTTGTTGAACTAACCAAACCATAATCAGACGACCCAGCACTCAAGTCCAAATACTGGTCAGGGTTATCAAACTGAGTATTGGGAAAAATATGAACGGAACACACCTGAAAAGGGTCCGTGTATTGCCCACTTTTAACAAAGTAGAAATCTAATTTAGCAGGGCTAATAGGTGAAGGGCGGTTCTTCCTATTAATTACAGTATATCCGTTGAAAGTTGTCATCTCCTAGTTATTTAGAGGTCTTCGCGGCGTCTAATTGTTCTTTCTCTTTCTGATTTTCATCAATAAGCAGTTGCATGAACTCACTCCTTTCTTCCCCCGTCATAATAAGCACGTCGTGGAAAGAAAATCTTCCATGTTTTACTAAGTTGTAGGCTGTTTTAGCTAAACTTTCGCCTAATGAGTTTAGCTCACGGAGAAAAAACTTTCGGTAAAAGGTAGAACTGTCTCCTGGACCTCTCCACATCCTGCACACTCAAAAGATACATTTTTCTTCATCCCAAACCTTTCTTTTGTGACATGCTCTCTAAAAAAAGCAATATCCCGTACTGTAGTTCTTTCAAGAAATGCTTTCTTAATTTGTTCATCTGAGTATTTTCCTACGGAAAGCATGAAACGCCATAAATTGTCTGTAAGCTTATCCATTGACTCAAAATAATGCTCATCCTTACACCTAGGAGTTACAAACATAACTTCTTGTTTACTGTCTGGAAGAGTAACTTTTAAAGGCTCCTCATAATCGTCCTCGGCATAGATTACCGGAACGCTGGATATATTAACTGTAAGATTATTTTTAGCGTCACATTCTGGGCAAAGTGCTTGTATTCCATATTCATCCCCATAAGATATTTCTCTAAGTTTGAATAGAACGTAAGACTTATCCTCTAAAGTCATTGAGTCATACTCTAATCCTCGAACACAGTTCTGAAAAAGAGATTTGATAACTTTAGCTCCTTGTGCAGCTTTACGAATACTGCGAAGTTTTCTTTCTTCTTTGTAGGTAAATGGTCGAATATAAATAGACTCCTCACATTCTACATAAGCTTTCCCTCGAGAAGGAAGTTTTACAGGTCTCCAATCGGTGTCTGTATCTACGTTTGCTAGGAGAGCCTCTACAGTGCTCTCTACAGTCCCATCAAAAGCCTCTTTGATTTCCTCTTGCTCGACGTTTTTCGTCGCTACAGGAGCTTCTACAGGCTTCTCCACGGGCTGTGGCGCTGCTACCGGTCTTTCTCCCGCAACGTACCCTTGTTCCGGGTCTACACCCGCCTTTTCCATTTGCTCTCTTGCCAAATCGATTAAGGATTTCTCTTTTTCGTTTTCTGTCATAATTTTATTTTAAGTTAATAAACTATTATTACTATAATAGTAAAATGCCAAAAATTATTATAAATAATAATTATTCTTTTTTAAAAACTGACGATAAAAAGTTATTGTCAACTCTAAAAAGAAAATATAGCGCTAAGGTTCCTGGATATAACTATTCTGCAGCCTATAAAACAAGAGGTTGGAACGGTGAAAAATATTTTTTCTCCGACAAAACAGGTAGATTTGGAACCGGATTATGGTCTTATGTTTACGAAGACCTCACTTATTTAGGCATGGACTGCGAAATAGAAGATTTAAGGGACTGTCCGCATTTAGATGATATCTCTTTGCCAGGAATAACCTTACGAGATTACCAAGAATCTTTGGTCCGTCAGGCTCTCTCAGAAATGGGATGTATTCTACAAGCCCCTACGGGCGCGGGAAAGACTCTGGTGTTGGGAGGTATCCTCAAAGCTTTAAAAGATAAAACCGGACTGGTATTTTTTACTAAAAAGCAGCTTCTTAAACAAACCTATGATGACCTGACCAAATGGGGCTTAGACGTAGGAATGGCTTTTGGAGACGGGGTTATTATAAAACCTATAACTTTATGCACCGTACAATCGATTGACAAAGTTATAGATACACATCTCAACTCCTCGGAGTTCATTATTTTTGATGAGGTACATGAATTTTCCAAGGGAAAGGTAGCTACTAAAGTTATTAAATCATTTCCCAACGCGGCGTACAGAATAGGAATGACTGCTACTGTTCCTAAAGACCCTATGAGCCGGTTAAATCTAATCTCCGGGTTAGGGAAGGTTATTAAAGACGTGGATGCTCTTGGTCTTATCGATGAAGGATTCTTAACAAAACCACTCATCCAAATCATTCCCGTTAAAGATACAGGGACGGTAGAAGATACAGAACTTTCTTACCGAGAAGTTTATGAAAAGTTTATTACAGAAAATGAGTTACGTAACGATATGATTACAAAGCTGGTAAAAAAAATACAACAAAAACCTTCCAAAACTTTGGTTATTGTAAAAGACTTAAAACACGCTGAGATTCTTCACGACAATATCCCCAACTCTTTTAAGTTGGAGGGGAAAGACGATTTGAACGTTAGACAAAAAACTATTGAACATTTTAAAAATACTGAGTCCAGCGTTCTTATCGGAACTACTATTATGCAAACAGGTATAGATATTCCTGAAATTACACATCTCGTTAACGCTAGAGGGTTGAAATCAGAGATTGCTACTTTACAAGCTTTAGGACGAGCTTTACGTATACATAAATCTAAGAACCGTGTATTCATATACGACTTCTTCGACCGTGCTCCTTACTTAGAAAAACACGCCAAGGAGCGAATAAAATCCTATGAATCTTTAGGATTGGAGATTAACAATGAAAAATAAATCAGAAGAACATAAAAAACTAAACACATTCACTCCCCAACATCAAGAAAGAATTAACATGATGGTGGAAAAACTGAACCAGATTAAAAACGATAAAACCATAACCGAAGAAACGATTAAGGAGCTGGATAACTTAATATCTCAGCTCCTTGTATTTCGTTCTAGCTGCGTCAGTAATATTATTAACTGGACTAAGCAAGGTTATTTGGTAGAATAAATTACTCTTTAGTTTCTTCTTCCTTTTCCTCAGATTCTTCTGCTTCAGCGACTACTTCTTCTTCAGAAGTCTCCTCTTCAGCAACTACTTCATCAGTAGTCTCTTCTTCTTCCTCAATAACTTCCTCTGCTTCGGATTGTGCCTCTTCCGCTTTCATGGCTTTGGCATTAACAACATCTTTCACTTGTGCAAGTGTAAGTGCAGGATCTTTCAGCTTTGCTGAATCGTCATCAGGTTTATAGTTTTCTGGTGTAGGACCACCAAGATCCTCTACTGGGATGCCTGATGAGGGCATAGGATCAGCTTTTGCTGCACCTTTGGTGACTACATTTTCTTCGATGTTTTCCATTTAGTGTAAAAAGTTACCGTGGATTTATTTAAATTCGTAAGAATCTATACTTATTTATAGATCTTTTATATTTAGAGGTTATTTAGAAAATCTTGAAAGAGACTTAACTTCTTTTCCTCTAATCTTTTTTGAGTGACAAGTGTATTAATACGCTTCTCAGTTCTTTCAGCGAGTTGTTCACGAAGGGTTCCACCTTCCCAAACCCACTCTT